GATTTTTAGGCAAACCAGCCCTAAATTAGTACCCACATTCAACAAATTCAAAAAAGTATATTCTAACTCAAGGGAAAGTACATGAAAAGTACAAGTAAAAATTACCGAAATCCTACGAAAATTCAAAAAAAATCCCAAATCGAAAAATAAATTTTGACATTTACCGAATTTTGCCGAAATTACCTATAATAGGGAAGATAAATAAGAGTGTGGTCTGAACCTCCACTGTTCTATCATCATTATTCCAGATCAATATTGGAATCCCCGCTCTGATAAAAATTTGATTGATTATTTCAACTTATCTAACATCTATTTTCTATTAATTAGTTAATTATGACCACTTTACCGGAACCTTCACCAGAACAATGGGAAATAATCAATTCATTGGAAAACAATAATCTAATTGTTGATAGTGTAGCTGGTAGTGGCAAAACCACGCTCAATTTACACTTAGCCCAGCAATTTGAAACTCTTGAAATTCTTCTTCTGACCTACAATGCCAGACTAAAAGAAGAAACCCGCTATAAAGCCATTCAACTAGGTCTTAATAACCTAGAAATTCATAGTTACCACAGTTTTGCTGTTAAATATCTCAACCCAAATGCTTATACTGACCAAGAACTCAAAAAATCCTTGGACATCAGCAAAATTCCCAAGAAAATGCCCTATTATGATCTAATTATTATTGATGAAGCCCAAGATCTGACCCCTCTTTATTATAAATTAGTGGTCTTACTCTACTATAGTAATCCATTACATATTGAAAAGGGTACTAGACTTTGTATTGTAGGTGACAAATACCAAAGTATTTATGGGTTTCAAGATGCTGATCCAAGGATGATCACCTTGGCTAATTATCATTTTAACTTTAATCAAACACCATGGCACTTAGCCAAACTATCAACTAGTTTTCGTGTTAGTACCGAAATCAGTAATTTTATTAATAATTGCTGTCTCAGATATCAACGTTTGGTCGGTGCCAAATCAACTGGAAATCTACCAAGATATATTATTTGTGATTCTTTTTGTGATAACTTGCCCAATAAAAAAACAGGTACAATATCAACTAGACCAAAAAATAGTACAGTGTGGCGTGAATTTGAATATTACCAAAGTTTAGGTTATCGTCCCGAAGATTTTTTTATTTTGGCACCATCAATTCGATCAGCAGCCAGTCCGGCGCGACAATTAGCTAATCGTATGACGAAGGATGAGGTTCCAGTCTTTGTGCCTTTTTCTGACGATGAAAAGATTGATGAAAAGGTCATTAGTGGAAAGGTTGTGTTTAGTAGTTTTCATCAAGTCAAAGGATTAGAAAGACCAGTGGTTATGGTCTTTAACTTTGACGAGAGTTATTTTAAATTTTATGGACAGAACCTTGATCCTAATCAGTGTCCTAATGAAATTTATGTTGCACTGACTCGAAGTCTCGAACATCTTTCTATCTTTCATCATTATCAAAATGACTATTTACCATTTTTAGCCAAACATCGTTTAAAAACTTATACCAATATCATTACATCTAGGCCAGTTAAACCAAGTAATACTAATCGACCTCGACCACTGATCAGAACATCAGTTACCGATTTAATTCGTCACTTACCTCTAGATGTAATAAGTAATGTCAATAATTTTTTTGCGATTAAACCAGTTAGAAAAATAGGGCAAAAGATTAATATTCCTCATGTTGTATCAACTCCTTCTGGTTTTGAGAATGTCAGTGATATTAATGGCACGGCCATACCAGCTTATTTTGAGTATTTAAATCGTAAAACTATGTCTATATACAGAGAAGAAAGTTTACGTCAAAGTAATATCTTTAAGTCACCATCCAATTCAGGTGGAACGGCAGTCTCTTGTTTATTAGACGGAAATAAGCAAATGGCTATACCAGAGTCTCTGATTTTGGATAGTGGTAAAGGTAATGGTTTGACGGTTGCCAAACTCTTGAAAATTGCTAACCATTGGAATAGTTTTACTAGTGGCTATCTTTTTAAACTCCGTCAGATTACCAATTATAATTGGATGACGAGAGACCAATTAAAACTGTGTAAAGACCGGTTAACTAGTCTTGGTATTTCGAAAACGGCTCAATATGAAAAACAAGTGGAACTTCATGGACGTCCCGAATTAAATAATCGGCATATAGTAGGTTTTCTTGATCTAATTAGTGACCAAAACATTTACGAGTTTAAATGTGTCGAACGACTTCAAACTGAACATTATTTACAATTAGCCATTTATACGTATTTGTTTCTAGCGACTAAACCAAAAGAATTACACGGTCAATATCATTTTTTCCTTTATAATATTTTGACTGACCAACTAGATGAATTAGTATCAAATTTTGATAAATTGACAGAAATGATGGCTTTTTTGATTCGTAGTAAATATTTTGCCAATACTAAATTAAATGATAATGAATTTCTGGCGAAAGTTCAAAAAACAAAGGCAACTATCACCACCTCTAACTAAATTTACCAAATACACAAAATAAACTTAAACATCATCATATACTGATACTTATATTATCAATCTTTGAGGTAACATTGACTATGAGGCCCAATACTCTCTTAAAAATGCCGGCGAGCCACTTTTACTAGTTGAAGTATTGAATTAACTGACGCATCTTCTCCGATTTGTTTATTAGTGATATCTTCAGCCGCTTGTATTAAAACCTTACGATCTCGTAATACTTTTTTAAGGTTTTGTGTAGATAAATCTTTATTCAGCCGTTCAATATCTTGTTTGCTAGTTAGGACCAAATCCAATTCGACTTCATCCCAATCGCCAAATGCATCAACCAATTCACCTAAAGTATCATTCATTGTGGTATATTCATATTCTTCGACTTCATCAACTTCACCAACTTCATCAACTTCATCAACATCATCAACATCATCAACATCATCAACATCATCAACATCATCAACATCATCAACATCAACATCATCAACATCAACATCATCGACTTCATCAACATCATCAACATCATCAACATCATCAACATCAACATCATCAACATCATCAACATCAACATCATCAACATCAACATCATCGACTTCAGGGGTTATTTCTAATGATTCTTCTGATTCGCTTTCAGGTTGTTTTGGTTTATCTGTTATCCCTTGTGATTTTTCTACTTTCAATGACTTTTGTTGTTTATCTTTTATTTGAGAATGCGGTTGTTGTGTAGCTTTTTGATAGACAGAGACTAGCCCTTTAGTAGCATTTAGATTAGGTTCCCATATACCATATGTAAGATTTAGGTTATCAGTATATTTGATACCGGAAAAATCTTTATAATTGGTACTTGCAACAACTGTTAGAGGTAATTCGTTTTGGATTGGTAAAAAAGGTTCTTTAAAAACCTGATCAGTTCCCAGAATGATCAAATTCAAATTAGAAGGTGGTCGGTGAATAATTAACCTATATGGTACAACTACATCACTGAGAATTTTGAAACCGTCGTTTTGGAGAAGGTGACCTACTAATTCAATCTCCAATTTACCCGTTTCTCCACTTGATATAGTGGTGCGAAACCATTCATAAAAAAGAGGTTGGCTGTCGTTTTGTAGAAGTTCAGTCGATTTCTGTTGAGTAAGTGATCCATTATGATAGCTCTTTTGAATATCGTTGGGTGAAAGACTGCCTAATATTTCAATGGTTTCGGGGGTGAGTGTATTAGATAGTATTTTTCTAAAGTTGGAAACAATTTCGCGATGGTTGGGATAGTACAGAAAATCAGGAACAAAGTTAATTAAAATGGACCCATAAAAACTATCCTCTGCGACTGGATAGTCGATTGATTTCAGTTTAATAACGTCATAGGGTCTTAATAGCTTAGTAATTTTGTTGAAAGTGCTCATCCTTATATATAATATTTCAATCTAAAACTATTCTTTAAGTATTACTACTTAGAAACTTTCAAGTTTTTAAAATATAGAGTGGGTCTCTTCTCAAAATCGTAATGACTACATTTAAGTGTCCTAAATGTCTGGATAACGGTTATCCATTACTTAGTATCCTATGTGGTCATTCCTTTTGTAATAACTGTTCTAAAACTATGCAAGAATGTATGCTTTGTGGTGAAGAATTGGATTCTACGTTGATGATTGATAATTATGTATTAGTGGATGGGAAATCCGAGTCTTGTGGTTGTTCTAATCAGCATTTCTTTCCTATTAAAGTAAATACGATAGACAACGGTATAAATAGTAATGATTTGACCGCAGAACACTCTGTAAGTTGTGATAAGGGGAAGAATGAATCTGATGAGCTAGTTGACGAAATTGGTTCTATTTTACAGTTGAGAAGTAACGGTAGGTCCAAATTAGCCAAATTATTTATTAAAAAAACAGTTGAACATATTATTGGGTTATTTCTAGAAGATTTTACCAAAAGTCCGACCCAATATCGCTATGTTTTTTCGGTAAAGGCTGAAGATATTTTTCTTTTAAGTCTAATTCATCGTGTGGCAAGTGCAGTAAAAGAAAGATTAAAACATTTAGATGTCGAGGTTTTAGTGGAAGGTCGCGCTGTTAATAATTATGAAGGCGGTTATTATCAAAATACGTTGAGTGTGAATTTGCCTCTGTATCGATATTAAAAAATAGCGCGTAGCGCTAGTTCGTTTCGCTCACAAATAGAATGAAAAATGTCACAACAGTTTCTAAATATCATCTGAAAACTCTAAAATAGAATCATAATAATATATAGATGTTTGAAGATTTCAAATTGAGTTCGATTTTCGATATTGAAAATTACGAGATAATTACGATTAGTACTCTTCAAAAACAATTGTGTTGTCTTCGCAGTCATTATCAATTTATTATTCAGCATCTCAGCCATTCAACCTGCCGATACTCTGAAGACGTAGAATGTAAAGAGTTAATCAGTTTTTTAGAATGTGCCCTTGAATTGATCAAAGATCTAGAAATGGCTTTACAGCAAGACTGGCGAACCAAACAAAGCGTTCCCAGTAAGTATGTTTTATATATGGCCAAGTGTCTTTTTGATTATCTAGGCAAACAAAAACACTTAGCTATTTTGGATGCTGATGGAACTGATGTTGATATAGGTGGTGACTATGGCTCTGTCTGTAGTTATGGTATTTATTTACATAACAAAGATTGTGTCAAAGAGCTCCGTTATTTGATTGAGTGTGGTGGGACCGAGGTGCATTCTATGTGAATCACCAACAGATAGAATATGTATTTAAATTTTTAGGCAAACTTTATCTGATGATAAGCTTTATCTAAGAATTATTTGATAGACAATCGACCGACTTTTAAATAATTTCTTTGCTGAGATATTGGACAGAAAAATCGATTAAATTTCTAAAAAACATTAGTTTAATCCCAGATAGATTAATAATATATATATATATGTCTGAACAAACACCTGTATTGCCAATAGGCGGGCATAGTAGTTTAGAAGGGCTTTATTTAAGTCCTTTTCTCATAAACCAAATTATGGTCTTAACACCGCCACCATCTACTAGAAGACAAGAAATTCGCGATTTCTTGGTTAGAACAGACAAAGAGTTAGTAATTCATGCTCCATATACTATTAATCTAGCTCAAGCTGGACATTCAGGTCAAGGCAAGCGTTCTATTGAAATAATGACTGAGCAAATATTAATGGCTAACGAATTGGTACCTCCTGGTAAGACCATCCAAGTAGTTTTTCATGTTGGTAAATCAAATCAGTTGTCAATCGAAGATGCAATGACGCATTTTTATCATAACCTGGAAATGATTATGAAAAGTTGTCCTCTTCATATTCAAATTCTCCTTGAAACACCTGCTGGTCAAGGTAGTGAAATGTTTGTAGATCTTGACCAATTTTTTGCTGTTTATCAATATTTTCGAAAGTATCCTAATTTCGGTTTATGCGCTGATACTTGTCATTTATTTAGTGCTGGTAATCGGATTGAGACTTTTCTGGCTCGCCCTGAATTGACGCAGACACCATGTCCCATCAAATTGATTCATTTGAATGACAGCCAAACGCCATTTCATTCCAGGGTTGATCGCCATGCAAATTTAGGAACAGGAACTATTTTCTTGCCTGGAACCCAAATCCTTGATCAATTAGTTATATGGGCCAGAGATCAACGTGTACCTATGGTTCTTGAAACCAATCCTGAATTTCACCAAGAAGAAGTAAAATTATTATATGAAATCGCTTACCCTGGACAGCAAATCACATATCTATTAACTAGTACTGATACGAGTGAACTGAGCCTGGAGGAAATGGAAGAAGAGCCCGTGCGATCGGAAATGGATTTAAACCAGAAAATAGTTCACATTTTAAGTATTTTGGGTGAAGCGGCTGAGGATCGTTTTCGTAAGAAAGCTCTTAAAGATGCGGTTGAAACGGTTCGTGGTCTTGGTTTTGTAATTACTCATCCAAGTCAAGTTAAAGGGGTGAAAGGTATTGGAAAGGGGTCTATTTATGGCCGTATTGAGGAAATTTTTCAGACTGGAACCTTAAAAGAGTTTGAGGAGAAACGTGAAGAACTTGAAGCTATTGATACTCTATCGAAAATTTCCGGTATTGGAGCTAAAACCGCTTACAAACTCTATCATGATCACGGAGTGAAATCGATTGATGAATTAGTTGATGGTGTAAATAGTGGACAAGTCACTTTAACTCGGGCTCAATTAAGTGGTTTGAAACATTTCTGGGATATTAGATTACGAATTCCTCGTGAAGAAATTTCTCGATTTGACCAGTGGTTCAAAGATCTCCTTTATTTGGTTGATTCACAGGCATCCCATTTGGTTGTTGGAAGTTACCGTCGCGGACGTCCCGATTCTGGTGATATTGATGTGCTCTTTCGTCATCCCGATCTAATTACTACTCGTGATACTCATGCTAGTGATTTGTTAGATCGCTTATTGGCTCTAATGCAAGAGGCTGGTGCCATAGATAGTATTCTTTCACATGGTAAGAGTAAAGTACTAATGATTGCTCATTTACCTGGTTCAGGTTCCACACCTATTTCAAGAAGAATCGATTTTCTTTTGACACCCACTGAGAGTTATGCAGCAGCCTGTCTGTATTTTACAGGTAGTAAATTTTTTAATGTGGTTACACGTCATCGAGCTATCCAATTGGGTTATAAATTGAATGAATATGGTCTTTATTATCGTGATGGTAATAGGATTCCAACGGTATCAGAAGAGGACATTTTATCTATTATCGGTGTAAAATATTTCAGACCTGAAGAACGAGAAGAAAACTTATTACGAGGCAAATATATATACATTGACCCAATAGCACCTGAATCTATTATTACAAAAGAGCTGAAACGAGAACGACTAGAAGAAACGATAACAGATGACGATACTGTCGTAGAGATAGAGACAACAATCAGTCGTACGCCACGAGAAGTTTTAGATGAAGTAAAGGCTTTAGGTCTACGTGGTTTACTATTGATTCTGGATACTTCAAAAATGGGTGATCCCGAAAGACAATACTATATAGACAAAGGTAAGGAGATTTTAACTTCTGATATTGCACCTGAAAGGACTGACCGAATTCAGTTTTATAAACAAGCTATTACCGAATTAAGAGAAAACTAGACTCTTTTACGACAGTAAGGGCAATTACTATTATAACGGAGTAACCACTTTGTCAGACATGCATGATGAAAGTAATGTTCACATTTCAAGAGAGCAAGTTTATCTCCATTATTAATGACACTATGACAAATTGGACAATCAATAGTATTTTGATAAGTAAATTGTGGTATCTTATCGATTTCACTTTGAGTTGAACGATTGTTTCTAATAATTGGCACCAAAACAAATGAACTATTAGGTGTATTACTGATTGAATCAACACTATATATGCTTTCTGAGCTATTAGACACAGTTTCTGTCTCGATATTTTGTATCGTTACAGGCAATGTATTTCTTTCTAGTAAACGAAGAATACTTTGGCGATTGTTTTCGAAAAACTGTTGTCTTGGGTCGTTTGTCATTATTTATATCTAATATGATTAGATATAAATAACGTCTAAGTCACAAGTTCAAATAACCTGGTCAATAATACTATTTGACTGTTCTTACTCCTAAATCATATTTTAGGAGTATTTCAATTAATGATGGTATAATTGATGACTGAAATTATACATAACTTATGGTTAGGAGATATAGATATTGCCCGTACTGCAGAAACATATCAACTGTACACTTGATATTTCTTTTTTCAATATAGACTCTGAAAATATCAGAGTTGGAGTGTGGGACAAAGATTTCAAAAATGAAATCCCGAAATTGAAATCATCTATCCTATCAATTGTAAAGACAATTGATAATAGACTAAAAAGTGGCAAAAAAGTTTTAGTCCATTGTGGTGCCGGTCAATCTAGATCTCCAACAGTAATAGCGTGTTACTTATTATATATAAATCGAAATCTGTCAGTGGACGCTGCTGTTAACCTGTTAAAAGAGAAGAACTCGAATACGTTTTTCGGACGAATATCATTTAAAGAAATATTAGAATATGTCGTTTCCATACGTGATTCTACAGATTAAGAGATTGGTTAGAAACTTATTTCTTTCGGCGCCGCAGAAGTTGCATTGAGTCTGAAAGACGCTCTCGGTTCAGTTCATACCTAAACTTGACTATTATTTCCAACGTTTTAGAATATTACAAGAGTGAGTGGTGATTAAACGAATTATATAACTATCAGCGAGCAAGTTCAACTCTCTCAAATAAGTTATTTCTTACTACTAAACAAGTGTTTACAATTACTTTGAAAGTTGTCCATCATTGAGTTAAACGTTTTTTCAAATGGCAATTTCCGTTTGTTCTTTGGATTTTTAGAATAAACTTTTGGACCATAAGTACATGTTTGTGGAACAGTATTTCCTTCAAATGGCTTAGTTTCTCTTGTATGGCTTTTCGAAAAACGTCCATCAACGTTTAAATCAGATTTAAGGTATGATTTTTTCAAAATGCTCCTTGGTTTATGAGGGTTTCTAATTCGAGATCCAGATGTCATGGTAGATGGAGTAGTAAAATAACTATCAGTGGAACTATAAGTACCATTATTTGGTACCATCACGTTGTGATCGGTGGTTAGAAACGTGGATGGTTCGTTAACAGGTGGAAGTGCTTTGAAAACAGAAATGTTTGTCATTTTATAAATTATTTCTTTTGGATTTGCTCTAAGTACAAATCGATTCCATCATAAACTTTATTTAGATTATCCAAGACTTCATCCTGGCTAAGTTTTCCGTCACTATTTTTGTTTAAACATTGAAATACAAACAAACGCAAATCACTAAAAGTAATTGGATGATTTTTACCTTCGAATCGAGTTTTATACAAATATTGGACCAGGCCTTCTTGGAAATTGTTATCCTCATAGCCTTCTAAGAGACCAGTGTCATTGGTATCAAACGATTTAAAAATTTCTAAGATTCTTTCTGGATCATGACGATGTTCTTCTAATTCCTCAAATCTATTGTGACTAAATCCTAAGCCCATACTTTACTATAATATATACCATAAAATTACTTTTAATTATTTAGAAAAAATTACCAAAATTTATGTATTTTATCTAGAATTGGATCATGGCATCACCTCCGAAAGTCAAACTCTTTCAAAGTTTACGTGGAAGTCGTAACAATTATGTGGTCAATGTTGAAGGATGTTGGGTGTCAGAAAAATATGATGGTGTAAGAGCCATATATTTAGGAGAGAAAGGCAAACTTGTGACGTGCCGTGGGATTAAAATTGATGTGCCTCGTGATTTTTTTGAGCAGTTTCCTGAAGGTTATATTCTGGATGGTGAATTGTGGATTAATCGTCAAAATTTTGAAACAATTGGTGGTCTGTCACGAAAATCATCAATTCAGTCTTCCATATGGAAAAGTGTAAAATATTTGGTTTTTGATGTTCTTGCAATGAGAGATCAATCAACAAGTGAGATGCTTGACGTTACTAAAATGCCATTTGAACAACGTCAATCATTATTACAGAAAATTATTCCACCTTATCATGATAAAATATTTAGCGATTTTTCCAGTCTTTCTTTTCTCAACACTGTTTCTTTTTCGGCTATTTCTACACCAAAGATACTAGACCAACGGACATATACTGATGCGGACGCTGAAGTTGACGAATGGTTATGTGATACGAGCGATAGTAGTGACGAGGGAGATGAAAAGGTATTCAAGAATCAATATATATATTGGATTCAGCAATATAAAGTACCAAATCAATCAAGTTTTCAGAAATTTTATAATGAAGTTATTAAAAATAAGGGAGAGGGAGTTGTGGTGGTTCCTCCGGGAAGTTTTTATTGTGCTGGTCAAAAGAATAATTACAAATTAAAGGAAGTCGATGAAACGGAGGGTGTGGTGATTGGTTATAAAGAAGGTAATGGAAAAAACACCGGTCTAGTGGGTAGTTTTGTAGTACTTCGTATAAATAGTGATGGTCAAGTGCTCGACAAGCAGAAATTTTCGGTTGGAAGCGGTTTGACACAATATCATCGTGAGCATGGTCGTGAACTTTATCCACCAGGAACTATTTTGACCTGTCATTTTAACGGCACTACTTCTAGTGGCATTCCTAGATTTCCAAGATTCAAGGGTGTTCGACCTGATATTATTGTTAAAAAAAGTGATTATGATCGTTTTGTCGTTTGGGACGGTTGGACCAAATAAAAAGTTATATAGATTAGATTAGTAAACCTAACTCTCTCTATTCAACGGGCAATCTTGTAAAATTATAAAAGATTGTTTCCAAAATTTTAATTGTATTGTAATTTGATAAATGTCATAAGGAAAATTTCTCTTAATAATAATTAACCATATGTTAATATATCTTATTAACATATGACACTGGAGAGTGGTACTTTTGATTGTATTATCTGTTGTGGTAGTTATAAAAATGTAGTACGTGGCGTACAACAACAGGTTGTCTGTCCTGGATGTGAAACTATGGTCTGTCGCCAATGTCAATTTAATTTCGAACGTGATCAATGTATGAATTGTGGGTTACAATTTACCCGTGATTTTGTTGTAGAAAACCTTGGTGAAAAATTCCTAAAAGAAATAGTTCGGCCACGAATTACTGCCGAATTAATGAAAAGTGAAGAAGAACTTTTACCTGAAGCTCAAGAAGAGGTGCAAAAGAATCGTAAGCTTAGAGCTTATAAACGTAATTTGCGTTTTGGTATAGTAGGAGAACTCGACTTAGATGTTCCAGTTACAACTGATCCACCCAAACGTCATGAAATTTTTCGTTGTCCAAAAGATAATTGTCGTGGTTTTATTCGTTCTAAGTATACTTGCGAACTTTGCCAATCTGAAGTCTGTTCAAAATGCCGAGTCATCTTACCAAATTCCGAGGAGAGCCAACACCAATGTAAAAAAGAAGATGTAACTTCCTTACAACTGATGGCGAAAGAAACACGCCCTTGTCCCCGTTGTGCTGTCAAAATTTATAAAATAACGGGATGTGATCATATGTATTGTACTCATTGTTGCACCCATTTCAGTTGGAGAACAGGGAAAGTCACCAACCAATCTACAAATGGTCACTATCTAAATCTAGCTCGGTATGCTACTGATGTGGCGACACTAAATGTAAATCCTATTAATGTCGATGCGGATGGTAATATTATTAATGCAAATGATAATAGAGAGGTGGGTACTGAGGATGCTGAATGTCGTGAATACGGATTTAGTTTAAGTGAAAATGCCGTTAATCCGACTAGTTTGAGTTCTCGTATTTTGACTCCAAATTTGGAACAGTCTTTATACCGTGACAGTAATGAAATTAAAAGTCTTTTTCGAAGTAGATTACAAGGAAAAGATATTTTACAAAAGAGCAACGAAAATCTCAAATCTTTACGAGTCAAGTATTTAGATGGTACTATTGATAATAAAACTTGGTCAGATCGGGTTTACCTTGACTATAAAAAACGGGAACAAAGTTTGTTATATTCGGAAATTTTCTCACTCTATCTATCAACAATCAGTTTTATACAAAGCCGACTTTTGCATGTCGAACATAGCGTCGACTCATCTATTTCTTTGACTGATGAAATCGTTTGTTCTATGGAAAAGTTGATTGAATTATGTAATGGTAGTTTCCATAATGTCAAACGAGAATATGGTGGTAAGACTTACAAGATAAGACAAATCAATGAACCAATTAGTGCCCCGGCCTTTCAAACAGTTTAGGAAAAAAACGAAAATTTTTTCCATTTTTATCAAAAGATACAAATGCAATCTCTTTCATCGGGTCTAACTATTTCCGTTACTGTTGAAAGTATGCGAGAAGTTATTCCCACTGAAAAAGGTTTTGTTGATTTTGATGACATAGAAACTGAGTCGCAGAGCCATCAATTCGTTCCACGAAGTGAGACTTCGACTGTTGTTACTGGGATAAAAATTCCAAAATTAGATTTAGAATATGTGGCCATTTATAATATGGTTGCTGATTTACAAGAAAAACGTGATAGTGAATACGATTTATGGAGTGAGGAGGATCTATCGACCGAAAGATTACCTATACCAGTTATCATACCTACAGTACCTTTATCAGATAGTCCTGGTGATACCAAACCCAGACATCATGATGCAGACAAGGCTTTTTATTTGTCCATGGTTTCTGATAAACCTAAAGTATCTCGTCGTGTTGCAACTGAAAACTCGGAAGCTCCTTTATTAACTTATCGAACAGACGTTATAAGTGAACCTGACCTTAAAAGTGAGTGGATGTGGGCAGATGAACCTGAACTGGGAGACATTGTTGCACTATAAAACAGTTTATAGCTATTTTATTTGGGGCTTTCATTTTGTTAAGTGTGTTTTTCTTTTTGTAGAAAATGATTTATGTTTAAAATAGGCTATGATAATATAGATTGTTTAGATGCAAGATGATGAAAAAATGTTGGATGAATTTGGCTCTTTGGCATGTCGAGCCATCTGGGATACTATTAGTAATTTAGACTTTGAATGGGCGCTGCCAACCCCAGAAGATTTAAAAAGAACAGAGGAAGAAATTCAAGAGGAGGAAAAAAATCGTCCACCAAAACCGGTTATTAGTCTTCGTTATAAGCGTTTATTTAAAGCGCAAGAAAAAAATAATACGAAGAGAAACCATTTTCCTATTGTTTTGAGGAATGAACAACAAGAACACCAACAACGTTTACTTGAAATACTTGGAAAGAGTCCATTTGCCTTTGACTTTTCGATGATGGGAACTGGTAAAACTTTTGTTAGTAGTGATATTTATCAGAAAGGTGATTACGGACATCTAGTGTGCATTGTCCCTAGTAGTGTTAAAACCAAATGGCAATATATGTATCAAAATCATGGTTTGGATTTAGATGTCTTGGTT